TTGCCTAAGTAGGTTACACATGTTGTTGGGGTCACCATACCAAACGTTTGGTCCGAAAATGCGAGATAGAAAATTTACGCCTGGATCGCCTCTGTTAAAGACGTCACATTTTACTATGTGACCGATGTCTTTAGCTGCGGCGGCGTAAGAGGCTGGGACCATGTCCCCCATTAAGCTGTCGTCGCCTCCGAATTCGCAGCGTGACGCCAACATTTCCCATGCTTCTTCTTTGCTGTAGAAGGCACCTGTGTCGGGTCTGCGAGTTTTCCGGTATGCAAGGTATGCGACGAAAGCGTTTTCCATTGTGTTGTTCCCTGAAGTTTCAGGGGATCCAGATAGGCGTGTGGTGCCAGAGTTATACTTCACTCCATGAGTGGTATAACATGTGGCATAAGTTTGGAGTTTCATCAGGTCGATTAACTCTTCATGTAGGTATTTTGGAAATAACGCTAACATGACTGATTCTGTGATCATTCGACCGATGTTTGAAACTCTTGCATCCATGCGACTGAAGTCGCCTGCTGCCATAGATGTGCTCACGCTGCATATTGAAGCAACTTTCTCGCTAACAGCTCTTGGCGTCTTGCCAAATGTATACCAAGGTAACGTTTTCAAATAAGCACTCATCGAGTAGTAAAACTGTGAGTATGCTAATTTCGTTTTCGGTGGTATAGTGGAGATGTTTCGCGGGTCAGAGTATTTTCCTCCGACTTCGTTCTTCTGAAATGCTGTAACTGAAGTTTTGCCGTTTGGTCCAATTGTGCAAGCAAGGTCTAACGTTCTCTGTTGTGTTGGTCGAGATTGGTTCTTGTAAACCGTCGCCACACTAACGGGTAGTAGTGAGCTCTGCTTGTGTATGGGGACCATGTTGTCGACAAATTCGTTGATTACATTTTGCAGGAAGGTGTTCATCTTGAGTGGCGCATTGTGCTTGATGCCTGTGATGCGTGCCTCGACACACCGAACATCGTTCTCATAGCAGCTTGTCGGTGCCGTAGCTTTGATTGAGATGATCGGTGACCATAAGGCACTCGCTTTCTTCTTCGAGTCTGGGTCATACTTCCTCGGGTTTGCTGTGTAGTGAACGATAGATTCGTTCACGACATTAACGTGTACCGTTGGTTTGACG